ACTCAATCAATGACAGCATTGTAAAAGATAACATCAGGATGTGGGATAACTTAGTTAACAACAGACATCGTTTCAGAAAATTAATTAACTTTGGTAGTGGTCACGAGTTTGATATTACAAAAGATATCAACTTTGCAGAAGAACTAGATGTACTTGCCGTTGAGCCTGAGATATCATATGGTAAGGTTAAAAATATGATTGCTCGAGACTTGCTACAGTATGAAAACTTCTACAATCTAAGAATATTTGGAATATTTCACTATACTGAAAGTCCAAAAAGGTTCTTCAGAAAGATTGCTAATAGCACCAGACGAGAATTTCATATTGAGCAAGATAGGTACGTAGATTACTTAAATCTTGAAGATATTTTCCCGATGGTTGATATCATCATTAATGGCGAAGCAAAGCATCATGACATTAATATGGTCTATCAAGATAAACTATTGTTAAGTGAAATGGCTCATATGTTCAACAATATAACAATGAGCAATGCCACTATTATAGTTGATGAGCCATCAGGATTATCTTACACCGGAGATCATCGACGTTTTAGTAGTTATGGAACGATGAAGATGGCGTTACCACTTGGATTTCTTAGATACTAAAGTCTTCCATCCCAGCAACTTTCAACTTAACTAGATTACTAAGTTGCCATTGCTTGCTGTCAATACCTTTCATGACACCAAGCCATTTATTACGAAGCAGTGCAACTTCATTGATAATTGTTTCGTAATCAACAACTTCTTGTTCGCCATCAACATACTTTTCAGCATCACGTGAGCTAAGTGCTCTGGCGTAATGTTCCAAATACTTTTGGAAATGCTTACGCCTGACAACACGAATTTGGATGTTAAGAAAATTTAACACTGCTTCAATCTCTTGTAACTGATTAAAACGATGTTCTGTTATGCCAGGTAGCGCACTAATAGACTTTTCCACATTTCCTTTAATGTAGATATCTACTTTAGCCTCATTCAATTCATCTTCGTAATACTGAATGAATCCAGGAATACTGCCTAAATTTGCGACTACCTTGGCATACCACATTATTCGTCATCTTCATCTTTGTCTTTTACATCGATATGTTCTTTAATGGCGTTAAGCATAGCTTTGTCAACAGCCAAATCTTCAAGATCATTATCGTCTAGTCCCAATTCAACTAGTTCGTTGATCACATGATCTGCTGCCGACTGCCTATCCTTAACCGGTACGTATTCCTTAACCGTTTGCCACATAGCTACTAAAAACTCAGTATCACTCATCTGTAACTTCCTCAGGTTGGATATTAACAGTGGACTTAGTTGAAGATTCATTCCACTCGTCAATGACTATCATTAATTTATCATCTGTCCATCCCTTGCGAAATTCCTTAATAATTTCACCAGTAGTCGTACTTGTATAAGAAAGCTTGTTACCTTCTTTTACAAGAATACCCTTAGCTTCGAACATATCAAGCAAACCACTAGTGGGACTCATACCAGTCTCATATGGAATTTCAACCTGAACTGATTCAAATGGCTTACTGTAACGTGTCTTCATAACCTTACAAGCACTACGAATGCCATGTACTTGACTAGTCTTATTACCATCAGCATCAGTCTTTAGCTTAAGCTTACGCATAGCTACAACAATGCTAGATGCGTAGATAAAGCCTTGCCCACCACTGATCTTATCGTCGGGATCAAACATATCCTGCGAAGCATAAGTGTGGTTAGTACAGACCATACCCACGTTTGCTGCACCAAACATATTAACACAGTTACGAACAAGTGCTGTCAATGCCTTAGGCTTTCGACCCATATCACCCTTCATCTCACCTGCTTCGAACTGATTGACATCAGTTGGAGTGAGCAACATGCCCAGTGAGTCAATAACAAACAGTACCTTAGGTTTCAATTCACCATCTGGAATTGACTTATACTGCTTCATAAACTCACTGATAGTACGAGCAACGTCATCAATCATTGCCATGTTCATCTTCAATAGCTTATCTGCACTGGTATCAACACCAAGTGCGTGTAGCCAAGATTCATCAAGTGCATTCTCACTATCAATCAGAATACAAAAAATATCCTGCTGCTGTGCGTTCTTAACAATGTTACCGGAACAAATATAAGATTTACCAGCGCCGGATTCGCCTGCAAATACAGTAACCTTACCAAGCGGAATACCTCTATGAAAGTCGCCACTGATAAGATAGTTAAGTGTATAGTTTCCAGTTGAGATCCAATCTGTTGGATCATTGAACCCAAAACTGAGTCCGTCAATACTCTTCGTCAAGTCCTTGCGGAACTTTGAAATATCAAAAGGTTTAGCCATTATTTTTTCCCATTCATTAAATGCAAGAGTAGGGTAGTGACACCTTTGCCACTACCCTGTTAGTATTAAGAGTTCTTACGATTGCGAATCATTGCAAGAATGTCTTCTGCACGTTGATTCGACTTAGGTGCTTCTGTTACAACAGGCGCACTAGCAGTGGACTCGTCATCATCCCACGGAGCGGTCACCACTTTAGGAGCGGCTGCAACAGGTGCTGGACGAGCAGCAGGTGTCGGGGCAGGAACATCATCCGCATCGGGATTATTTGTGAGTCCTGCCGGCTTGTAGTACTGACCCCAACGGTCTTGATCATAAGTCTGACCGTCAACGGATGCTTCAAACATCTCTTTAATAATCTTGAGCTCAGTATCTCCAGGCTTCTTAGGAAGGAAGTCCTTGAGGTTAAACAAACCATAACTGTCGATTGCTGCACGTTCAGCGGCTGTCAATGCAGACTCTTTGCGAGCCCACTTGCTAGTGCTGTAGTCTGCATACTGACCCTTAGTAGTCTTGGTAATGGAGAAATCCAAGCCACGATCATAATCAGTAGGCATCTCTTCAACCTCAGTGTCCTTCAACACTGCGGTAATCACAGGATAGATGCTGGGGGACACCACAAACCTGCGAATTGGATTCGCAGGAGTACTGTCCTCACTCATCGGAGTATCACGGACAAAACCCTGGAATAGATATGAACGCTTCTTCCAATACTTACGACCCATATCTTCAAGGCTCTTATCCTTAAACCATGTGCGTACTTCAGTAAGAATTGGACAAGTTTCATTGTACATTTCCACGCATGGAACCTGTACGATAACTGGCTTGCTGCCAGGCTGACCCTTAATGCCAGCAAATGGGAGTCGGATCATTGCCCGCTCTACCCAGAAAAACATGTTTGAATTGTCCCCGTCGGGGAGAAAGCGGATTCTTGCTGTTGTGCCTTCTGGAATATTCCAGTGTGCAAAAACACTATTATCTCGTCCGCTATTGGAAAGACCATTACCTCGGTTTTCCATCTCTGCTAGTTTTGCTCTAATTTCTGCCAATGAAGCCATTTTAATTTTCCTTTATGTTGCCTGATCGTTGAAAGCAACTACTCTCAACGTCATAGTTATTTATACTTGATTGCTCGATTATAGTCAATAAAAAAGCAACATGTTTATCAGGCATGTTGCTAATTTATTATATTCTGTTCGTTAAGTCTATATTATTTTAGGCCTGCTAACTTCTTCATAAGAGCTAGACTATCATTGATTGGATTTACTTCAATGCCTTCTGCAACTTTTTCTTCTTTATCGTCAAGAGCCTTAGTCATTGGCTCTTTTTCATCGCCATCTTTATCAAAATCTAGATAGTCTGGCTTTTTAGTTTCTTCATCGCCAACTTCTGAAACAACTTCCTCACCTTGATTAGCTCTTGCTGCTACTCTTTCAGCAACCTTTGTCATTGGATGTCTAGCAGTTACTCGTTCTGCTACACGCTCTGCTGCTGTGCCACCCCCTGTACGAGCAACGACTCTTTCAGCTACACGCTCTGCAGGTGTACTAGTAACTTTTCTTGAACCAGCTCTTTCTCTAATTCGGTCCATTGGAGTTTCTTCAATGTCGACTTCATTTACTTTCATTTGACCCATTCCTTCTTCGTCGGCGTCAATTTCATCCATCATGTCTGCTTCATCGCCTTCGCCGATGCCGTTTACAAAACTTTCGAATTCATCTTGTTCGCCTTTAACTTTACCATAAAGATCTTTCTTTTGTCCAAATGCCGCAACACGTAGTTCTTTCTTCGCATCTAGATTGGCCATAACTTGCTTTAAATCATTCTGATAACGCTTTGCCAATTGAAGTGCAATCTGCATATCTTCTGGAGAAGCTTTACCATGTTCCATATCTTGACCAATTTGGCTTGCCCAATTTGCAACATCACTATTTTCCATACCAATACGATCAGACACTGTGCCTAAAATACGACGTAATAATGCCTTACCATCTACATATTTGCTGCTGGAAATTAATCTATCTTCTGCTGGATCATCCTTAAGTACCATTTTCCAACTTGGATCTTTCAACTTTGAGGCTACAGCGCCAGCCGATTCTTTGAGTGCTTCCATAATATTTCCCTTATATTGCTTGTAAGCCTTTGCGGCGCTATTGATCCAATTATCTAAATTCTCATTATATACCTGTTGAACAAACATTGGCTTGATATCTTCCACATCAGTTTGTTCTGCCATTATCTTACCAAGGTCTTCAATATTTTCATCAAAACGGCTATTGTTTGCAAGTCTAAACAAACTACGCTTAATGCTTTCTTTAATTGCTGCTGCTGCTTCGATAACATGAACAGCATCTTCACTTTCAAAAGTCTTACGACGTGTAGCACTAGCAAAGCGACGTAGATTAGACATCTCATTAACTGCTGTACTAATTAACTTACCATTATTGTCATATGGAGTTCCACCATAGCTAACATGATTTGCCATTGCTTTAGCAGCCATCACGCTTTTAAACGGCAAAAGGAATCTTTCACCTGATTCGTTTACAAGGAAAATTCTGTCAACACGCAACAGTCTGTTGTTAGTGTTTTCTTCCATTCTTTCACTGTGAACAACATGAATTCTTACGTTGTTTAGATCGCCTTCGCTGACCTTTCCACGACGTGCCCATAGTACTTTGCTTTCGCCAACCAAGGACTTCTCTTTATTTTGACTTGTCACGAATTTTAAATCCTCATGAGTTAGTATATCTTTATTAATATCTCTTACATCCAGTCCTAACAAGTGAGATTTGGCAAACTTTCTAATTTCCTGAAGGAACTTATACCATGCATTCTTTTCTTCTCTGTCCATATACTGTGTAACGTCTAGAGAATAATAAACTTTAAGCTTTTGAGTATCAATGAGGCTGGCAGTAATATTGCCAAATTTAATACCATCAATTTCAAAGTCAAAGTTAAAGAATTTTGCATCCGCAGGATTGCTAGTGGAATTACCTTCCTGATCACCCATGTTGATCTTAGGGAAGCGATTCCTAAGTTTAAAGAATAAATCGTTTGCTGCTTGTTCTATACCGGCCATACTGTATTTAGTTTGATTTGAAAATGTTAGACAATAAGAAATGGCATTGGTTCGATCATATCATCTAAGCTATCTGTTAATGTGTCACTTAATTCCTGATCATAATGACGCAACATCATTGCCATTCTAACTGCTAATAGTGTACTCATTACAAGATCATCAGTTTCACCAATCTTAGCTTTATATGTGTTACCCAATGCGACAAAGTTTTTAAGTTCACTTATTAAACTTTTGCTTCTAATAATCATCTTATCCTGTTCTACCCACAGCTTTAACTTGGCACAGGCTGCAATTTTGCTACGATGACTTGTGTTAAATCCTTTGCGATATCTTCGGCCATTGCCAGGAACACCAGGCTCACTTAGGAAGTTTCCTGCGATTCTTTCTTCGCCAATGTCGTATATTGCGTTAAGTGCTGCTTCTCCAATGGTATTGTTTTCGACACTATAGTATAAGTTTTCAGGCTCATCTGTTATTTCTACAATGTACCTGCATATCTCACTCATTATTGCAACTTGACGCTGAATAACAGTTAGATTATGCTGCCATTCAGCAGCCTGAGTTAGGGTAGTAAGATTCCATACTTGTATAGCAGCTGGGTCGCCGCCAGTACCCAAACTAGGATCAAGGGCCACACCATATATATTACCTCTAGCTGGTT